TTAGTCACAGTTAGTCACAAATGGAACTTTTATCTTTTCTATTTCTGTCCGGAGTTCTTCCAGTGTTCTGTGGCCGTACACAGCGTTTGTAACATCTCCACCAAAAGAGTGGCCGAGCATTCGCTTTCGGTCATTCTCCCGGACACCGTATTTTTCGCACAGTGCAGAAAAGGTGTGCCGGCAGTCATGCGGCGTGTGTTTCGGATTACCGACTATTCCTAAACGTTCCAGTGTAGGATAGAACAACGCTTTTCTATGGTGTTGCTGAGTATATACGCATAGTTTTCCATCTTGTGTCAGCACTTTCTGTTCGACAAAGCGGTATATAGCAGGATGTATCGGAACGATTCTGTTTTTACCGGCTTTTGTTTTGATTCCACCTTGGAAGTATTTCTCTTCCAGGTTGGTTGTGAGTTTTAACACTTCACCAATTCTCCAACCAGAATAGCACATAATAAGAATGAGCTGCACTTCTGGATCGTTGGCATTATCCCATAAAGTTTGTAGTTCCTGATCAGAAAATGGCGTTCCATGTTCGGTGTCATTATCAGCATTAACATGGACATATAACGCCTTATTTTCCGTTACAATTTCTGAGTATACGGCATATTTGTACATCTGCTTGAATAGAGTTAAAATAGCCATCTGGCTTTGCTTTTTCAGCTTGCAATCATCAATAACCTTTTGCATATCAGGAGCCTTTAAATCTTCGAATATGCGATTGTGCAGAACGGTGCAGTTCGTGTAAGCCGTCCGATATGCTTCCTTTGAACTGTATGACAGTTTTGTCCCATTTGGGAACTTCCACGCATAAAACTGTTTATATACCTCTGAGAACGTCAATTTCTTGATTTCCGGGTATTTATCCTCTACGCCCTTAATTGTATTGTAGTCGGCAATCAAACGGCTTATAAGAGCATCTATGTCGGTTGTAGGGGATACCTCAAGAGTTCGTTCCATGCCGGGTTGATACGTGCCGGCTTTGTATGCTGTCAGGACGGTGAAGCCTTTTATCCAGTCATCTACGTAGCAGATTGCCGGCGGACGTTTTAGTTTACCATTATCGCCCGGTGTAGCTGGTGGATGCACTGCGAAGCAGTTTCTCCGATTCTTGCCAAGATACCGGATAGAGCCGAAGTTATTCGGCAATTTTGGATATTTCTTTCTTTTCTTCGCCATTTTTATTCCTCTTTTCTTTATGTAGCTGCTTTTAGGTATAAAAATAACAGCCGAACAAATTTTCTGTCTTGTTCGACTGCTCCGAAGATGATACAATATGTTTGCCAGAATATTACATTTCTTCGGAGATGTATAAACGCCGTCCCGGTACGCCAATACCGGGGCGGTTTTTTATTTAATTATGTGATTTCCAATTTACTCTCATTACAATTCCTACAATCCAATAAATTCCACCAGTGAAGATTCCTAAAATAAAAATCCAAAACCAACTTAAATACCATGGCATTTTCCGTTTTATATACGGCGCGCCTGAACTTGCCGCTGAGGACGCAGAGGAAGATGCAGAATTGTTAATGATGATGTCTCTGTTGCTAGAAGTCAACTGCTCTACTTGTTTTCCACACTTAGGGCATACTATACAGTCGTCGTCAATAAGTTCTCCGCAGTGCTTACAATATTTTTTCTTTTCATCCATGATAAACACCCTCCTAATATGTTTTCGCCACGCTTCGCACTTTTTTATGCGGATTATGTATTTTGTACCGCTGATTTTGCAATATTATGTAAAGTACGGTTATTCGTGGTATTTTTATTTTATCATTTTAAGAGCATATTGTAAAGATTTAGAACGAAATAGAGTGATTTAGATGAAAAAGAAATGTTTTAAGTGCTTTGTACTTCTCTTGCTGATCTATAAGGTATTTAGTCTTGTACATACCCCACAAAAGATAATTTCCAATAATAATCAGAAAGATATGCAGATAGTTCATTCGTATATGGTATATCAGGAGCATTCTGTCCAGAAGTATCCACATACAAACAACGGCGGTGGAAAAGTTTGTGATCTCGCATTTTTCCTCTGCAAAAGCATAATTTTCTTTGAGATTGTAAAGTTTGCCTACGAAATAACAAAAGTCCATGTGTATATTTGGCAGTTGCCAAGAGTCGGAATAGGTGGTATAATAGCAAAAGCGAACTAATGTTCGGTTCTATTTCCCACAAGCCGGACATATACTGTAGTGTAGGTGGTAGTTGTGACAGGGAGGGTTATTTATGGATTATAAGAAAGAGATTATTGAGATGATACAGAAAATACATAATGAATCAATGATAAAATTTATTTACGGATGCGTAAAAAGGGCTTATAAGGAAGAAAGGGCAGGAAAATGATTCCTACCCTTGTGTTTTAGAAAATAAACTTCTCAAAAAAATCACATAACAAATCTTTTTTATCGGGCGGCAGGTTATCGTATTCAAGAATTATTCTTTTGAAACGAGGGTCTGACTGCTCGATTTTTGTAACTACATCTCCAAATTCAATATCAGGGTCTTGATTCTCTTTTAAATCTGTCAAATCTGACATTCTTATTCGGAAATAATCGGCTAAGGCTCTAATCTTTCCGGTTCCTGGCATCGAATTACCTTTGCACCACATATTAAATGTAGATGCGTTTGTTCCAATGGCTTCAGCGATTTCCTTTTGCTGTTTCCCACTTCTTGAAATGTACTTATTAAGGTTATTCGAGAAGATCTTTTTCTGTTCTTCAGTTGTCATGGTTGTCATGATTCTTTTCCTCCTTACATTTTGTATTGTACATCATATTTATAAAAAATTCAATAGTTAATTCAATTATTTTGAATTTTGGTGTTGACAATTCAATACAGTTGAATTATAATAAGCTCAGAAGTTAAGAAAGGAGATGAGCAAATGCCAAAAATTTCATTAGAAGCTGTTCGAGTAAACGCAGGATGTAATCAGAAAGAATGGGCTGAAATATTCGGTATTTCCAATGCAACTGTAGTTAATTGGGAAAAAGGAAAAACAGAGCCGACATTATCACAGCTCAGAAAAATGAGTGAGCTTTCTGGAATTCCTATGGACTTTATTTTTGTGCCAAATAACTTCAATTAAATTGAATTAGAAAGGAGCATAAATGGACGCATTACAATTTAATAAAGCCGTCAGTCAGCACTGCAAAGAATCTGGTGGAGACTGTTGCAAATGTGACCTTCGGCTTTACTGTTACCTATCGCCAAGTGAGCGACCAGATGAGTTAGTGAGCCTGGTTATTGATTTTTTGCATAACCACATTGAAAACCATGGTCATTATACCCATCACAGTGCGGCTTCATTTCCGTGTATTGATGATATGGACATGAGCACCGCAGTAGGCGGCGACCGTTATCAGAAACCTCATACTCTTCATAAACAGTCACATGCTTATGAATCTTGTGGCAATGATACATCCGTGTAATTGTTTCAACCATATAATTCCCCTTTCGTTATACTCAGCATGTCGGTGCCTGTAAATGCATTATAGGTAGAGGGGAAAGGAAATACAATAGGTTGATGGGAAGACGAAAGATTTTTCTAAAAAAAATAAGAAAGGAGTATGAAATGAGCGAGGTTGATACTTACATCAAAGAAAATGCAGAAGTCCATCAGTTCGCTGCAGAGGTTGCAAGAATCATATCAGGCATTCCACAGATGCCGGAATTCTCGTCAGAAATTCTGACCGTAGCCGACGCGAGCCAATTGATCGGACTTCCTGTAACAGCAATCCGGGCAGGGATTGTGTACGGATGGTTGCCAATTGGAGTGGCTGTGCAGAATAACAAGCCAGCAAAAAGCCTTTCCGGTGGACGAATTACATACATCATAAGCCCTAGGAAAGTCTATGAAGTGACTGGACATGTCTGGAAAGGTAAGGCTGCTCTTAATAAGTGAGTGCCCCGGAGGGAGATTGGGCCTCCGCCCCGGAGCTTTGCACCACTAAAACACCTTAGTGGATAGATACATTATAGTTCTCTATCTGCTAATTGTAAAGACAAATAAGAAAAAATAAGGAGAAATTAGCAAGATATGAGTGAAATTAGAAATGAAAATCAGCTAACATGGGCTGACATCGAAGTAGCACTTGCGACTGAAATTGTCGAAGAAAGCAAGAAAAAGTCAAAAAGATGGTTCACAGCATGGGTTGTGACGGCTGCCGCACTGGTGGCAAGCAACCTTGCGTGGATTGCAGGAGAAATGAAATAAAATGAAAGAATATATGTTGATCGCCGTATGCATGCTCGCCGGGAAATATGTGGATATACCTATCTGGCTAAACATCTTTTTCGGTATCTCGGCAGCATGGGCGGTACGCCAGATGGAAGCAGACTGGCAGTAGGAAATAAGGAGGATAAGAAGATGTTCGAGAAAGAGATTGATGAAATATATGGATTATGCAAAAGAGTTGTGAACGAAGTTCCGACAGCAAATATCACCTTTGATTTCTCAGGCTACGGCTTAGATGTAAGAGGGCTTAAAAGAAAAGAAGACGTCAGACTTCCTAAAGGCGTGTTTAAGTGGGATTTGTACCAAAACGTATCTTTTAACCCATTTTATGAGAAAGAAAGTCGCGAAAGCCTCAAAGTAATCAAAGCATTCTTACTGGAACTTCTGATAGATGGGAAGTGTCCAAATGAGTAAACAGATAGCAATTATGAAACTTCTTCCCAGTCTGGAGATAGCAGGATGTATTAATGAACTACTCAGAGAACTTCAGTCCAGAGGGGATTACGTTCTGGATTATGAGAACTGTGACATGTCTCTGGATCATGTGGAATACCACAAAGCCGAAGATATCGATGGAGAGAAGTTCGGAGATGTATCAGATAACCTGTATTGCTTTTTCAAGGCGGTGTGAACATGGACGAGAGGATTAATGAGGTCCTGAGACTGATTGATATACAGCTTGCCACAGTCCCAGATAACCCCATTGAAGAATCATACAAGGCAAGAACATTGGCGAGCTACGTACAGGCTCTAAATGGGATTTTAACGGCTCAGAAATCATATAAGGAGGAAAGTATCAGTGAGTGAATTTGAAATCCGTATTCCGGCGAGAAAGAAACAACCGGCAACTGATAAGGATAACCCTGTCGTGAAAGTTTCAACAGACGCTTACAATGCACTGGTTGAAATTTATAACGAATCAACCTTATCAATGAAAGATATTGCAAGTTTGCTGATTATCGAGGGCAGTAAACATGTAGTTTATGACAAGGAGGAATAGCAATGGCAACACCCGTATTAATTATTGGAAAATCTGGTTCTGGCAAGAGTACCAGTCTTAGGAACTGCCAGAATGAACACTGGAATCTTATTAGAGTATTGAATAAACCGCTTCCGTTTAAAGGAAAGATTGACGGATGGTTTACAGATGATTACCAGCAGGTAATGAAGTGCCTGATCGCATCAAAAGCAGAGTCTATCGTAATTGATGATGCAGGGTATCTTATCACGAATCATTTTATGAAGGGACACGCTTCTGCCGGAAAAGGCAATGCAGTGTTCGCTCTGTACAATGATATTGGAGACTATTTCTGGAATCTTATCCAGTTCATTGTAACAAAAGTACCGCAGAATAAAATTGTTTACCTTATGATGCATGAGGAAAAAGATGACTCCGGGGAAGTAAAGCCTAAGACAATTGGTAAGCTTCTGGACGAAAAAGTTTGCATCGAGGGCATGTTTACCATCGTTCTTCGATGCATCGAAGAGAGTGGAAAGCACTTATTTGTCACTCAGTCCAGTCAGGGAGCGGTAAGTAAGTCCCCGATCGGGATGTTTGACAGTTTAACTATTGATAACGACCTTGCAGAAGTTGACAAGGTTATCAGAGATTATTATGAATTAGGAGGAACAGACAATGCAGAAACCAAATAATTACGATACTACACAGGCAGCAGGAGAATTTGAACCGATTGCTCTTGGCGGGCACAAAATGGTAATTAAGCAGGTATTAGAGAAAAAAACACAGGGTGGACTTGATATGCTCGTTATCTTGTTTGATTTTGCAGAAGGAGACGAACAGGCGGGGTACTTTATGAAGCAGTTTGAAAATGATATCCGTCCAGACAAGAAATATCCGAATGCCGGCACTAACTATATGGTCATTGACGAGAGTGTAGAGTATGGCGTCCGTAATCTTAAAACTTTTATCACATGCGTAGAAAAGTCAAATCCGGGATTTGCCGTTAAGTGGGGCGATAATTTCGGGCAGCAGTTTAAGGGAAAACTGATCGGCGGCATCTTCCGTCTGGAGAGAGACTGGTACGACAATAAAGAAGTAAAACGTCACAAACTTGCATGGTTCCGCAGCGTGGAAGGAATCAAAGATGCAGATATTCCGGAAGAGCGTACCACAAAGGCCTATGACGATCATCTGAAGGAAGAAGCTATCATGGGAGCAAGTCCGGCAGGTACGGACTTTATGAGTATTCCGGATAGTGTACAGGAAGAACTTCCATTTAATTAAAAGGATGTGTTTTTAATGGTTATACAAGTGGACACAAGGGAACATAAATCAGAATGGGAACGGATTCAGAGTCAGTTTGATAGCCTTGGAGTGCAGTATTTTCGCTCTAAATTGTATTGCGGCGATTATCAATCGCTGGATAATGCAAAACTCTGTATTGACCGTAAAAAAGATTTGCAGGAGCTTTGTGGAAATGTCTGCCAACAGCATGAAAGGTTCAAAGCAGAGCTGATTAGGGCGCGTGAAGCAGGTATTCAGTTGATTATCCTATGTGAGCATGGACCAGATATTAAATCAGTTGGTGATGTATATTTCTGGGAGAATCCACGAAAACATAAAGTTATCTGGAAGACGGTAAACGGTAAGAGAGTAAAGACTGTAATCTCTGACAAGGCTGTTGATGGCTGCCAGTTGTATAAATCTCTCTGCACAATCAGAGATAGATACGGAGTCCGATTTAAATTCTGTACAAAAGAAGAAACCGGGCGGCAGATCGTGGAGCTGCTGTCATGACTAAGGAAGAAATCAAACAGTCAGTGAAAATGTCGGAAATTCTTTCCAGATACGGACTAAGGCCGAATAGAGCAGGATTTATATGTTGCCCTTTTCACAAGGAAAAGTCAGCATCCTGCAAAATCTACGATGATTCCTTTTACTGTTTCGGCTGTGGAACTGGCGGTGATGTGTTTGATTTTGTGATGCAATACGAATCCGTCCCTTTTAGTACGGCGTTTATTGAGCTGGGTGGCACTTATATATCAAAAAAAGGTAAAAGCCGCAACCAGATCAGACATGAAATGCGAGATATTAAATCAAAAAAACACAACCCTGTTCAGGATCCTAATGAGATTGAGCAGGTAGAAAAGAACATACTTATGTACGAAACAGCACTAAAAACGTTCCCTCCTGATTCAGAAGAGTGGTATATGTGCCAGTTTAATCTTGAGAAAGAAAAAAGCAGATACGAAATGTTATCAGCTAAGTCAGGAGGTGAGAAAAATTCTTGAAAATATTGAAAACTTACAGGCACAAGACTTTATGGAAAAGCAGTTGTATGAAGAGCTTTTTTCAGTAAAAAGTAAAATTGACCGCTCAGAAATCAAGTTTAAGCTGATGGACCGGGCAAAAAGTGTGAAAGCGAAGCATATAGCAGAAGAGTTCATAAAGGAATTCCAGAAAGCAGAACAGGAAAAGGAAAAAGAAGAAAAAGTAAATCGTTCTATGCAGTTAGTTGAAAACATCACAAACTTTTATCCTGATTCTGTTGATAAGGAATATCCTAACATGGCTTGTGGTAGCTGGATAGCTACAGAGAACGGAATATTTTCCTCTGAAACATCTAAGGCAAGAGAACTTGTATGTCACCACCCGATCATGCCGATACGTCGTCTAAAAAACATCGAGACAGGAGAGGAACAGATCACGGTGGCTTTTAAAAGGGATGGATATTGGACAGAAATAACTGTTCCAAAAATTGACATTGTGACTTCCAGGGCAATAACTAATCTTGCAAGGTTCGGGGTGCAGGTCAACTCAGAGAATGCAAGGCTTCTCGTAAAGTATCTGGCGGATGTTGAAATGTACAATGCCGATATGATCGACATACAGCACTCTACAAGCAAACTGGGGTGGCATGGTAATACATTTGTCCCTTACGACCTTTCAATCGTTTTTGACGGTGAATACCGCTTTAAAACGCTATTCCAAAGTATACAGGAAAGTGGAGACTACTTCAAGTGGGTGACTCTGGCTAAGCAGCTACGATCATGCGGACGATTGGAACCGCGAATAGCACTGGCAGCATCTTTTGCGAGTGTTCTTATGCAGCCGCTTGATGCGCTACCGTTCATCGTAGATTTCTATGGGCAGACAGGAGGCGGAAAGACGGTAACAATCAATATAGCGGCATCGGTTTGGGGGAATCCGGCACCGGGAGCCTACGTTGGGAATTTTCGTTCAACAGATACATCATTGGAGACAAGGGCAGATATGCTCAATAACTTTCCGATGATTCTGGACGACTCGAAGAATGCTTCTCAGTATATCCGGGATAACTACGAAACATTGATTTACAATCTCTGTTCTGGCAAAGGAAAAGCACGTTCAAATAAGGACCTCGGAGCAGCTAAGGAAAATACATGGAGTAATGTGACTATTTGCAACGGTGAGAACCCTATTTCGGAATTTGCAGATTCCGGCGGAGCTATCAACAGAATTATTGAAATTGAATGTTGTGAGGATATTTACGAGAATCCAGCAGAGATTAACGGCATTGTCGTGAAGAACTACGGCTTTGCTGGAAGAGTGTTCGTTGGAAATCTCAAACAGTTCACATCGGATGATCTGAAAGAAATGAAAGCCGAAATTGAGAAAGGTTTTGACGGATATGACTTTCCAGCAAAGCAGGTAATGGCAATATCTACACTTCTGCTGGCTGACAAATTAGCTACAGATTTCATATTTAAGGATGGACGTGAGCTGACGGTCGAGGACGTTGTAGACATACCTACACGCAAGAAAGATGTATCAGAAGGTCAGAGATGCTATGAATTCATTCTTGAAAGTCTCTCAGTGTACGGACAGCACTTTGATGCGCAATTTAGCTGTGATCAGTGGGGATTCAAGGAAACGCCAGATGAATATGGAGATGTATATGTATATTTTTATCCGAAACCTCTTGAAAACCTTTTGAAGAACAATGGATTCTCCAGAAAAGCCTTTTCGGCCTGGGCGATTAATCGAGAGTTAATCAAGCACACAGGAAAAAGAGATACGGTACTAAAAAGAGACGGTGGAAGTGTAATGAGGCTTATTGCGGTAAAGATTGTTGATATAAAAAGTCTTGAAAACGAGCAAGAAAATGAGGTTATTGAAACTGGTTTTCTGCCAGCTGATGCCGAAACAAATGTTCCGTTTTCGTAATTTGTAACCATGTAACCGTTGTAACACGAAAAAAAACATCCTATAGGAGAAAGTTTGAGAGTGTATAAAAAACATATACTCTAGTGATTCTCCTATATAAAAACCTTGGTTACATTGGTTACACGGTTACACACCTCTGAAGCCCACATAAAATAAGGGTTTGTGGCGTAACCAGTGGATTAAAAAAGCCGGTTACACACGGGTTACAAAATTAAAAAGTATATGCAATTAGATTTATTATAACAAAATTAACTGAATATTGCAAAAATATTCAGTTAACATAATTATTACAAGGAGTGGTTACAAAATGAAAAAAGACGATCTCAATAAAAAGCAAAGATATGCATTAGATACAATGCTGTCTGGCAGTAATGTTTTTCTGACAGGTGACGCAGGAACAGGCAAGACAACGGTTATCCAAACGTTCATCGATGAGGCGGAAAAAGCTGGTAAAAATATTCTGGTATCCGCCACTACTGGAATTGCAGCGGATAATATCGGATATGGGGCAACTACCGTACACCGAGCATTGAATATTTCAATTAAATTTGAGGACTATAAGAAAAAGGTGAAATCCAGAGCTGAACTTCTGAAAGAAGCAGATGTTCTTATCATTGATGAAATCAGCATGTGCCGGTTCGATTTGTTCAATATGATTGCAAAGACGATCATCACGGAGAATGAAGAGAGAGCAGTTGACAGACTTCTGTTTGGAGAGGACAAAGAAGACATTCAGTTAATCGTGATAGGTGATTTCTACCAGCTTCCGCCAGTTATTACGACAGACGATCGAAAAATTCTCTGTCGGATGTATGGATCTGATTATGGAAAGGGTGGAAAGTATGAACATGGATATGCTTTCATGTCTGAATACTGGAAAGAAATGGGATTTGAATATATCAAACTTGATGAGGTATGCAGGCAGAATGATGAGGGATTTAAGTATGTGCTGAATGATATTAAATATGGCAACAATATTAGAAAATCCATTGCATATCTGGAGAACAACGAATCAGACAAAGTTATACCGGAAGCGCCGTTCTTGGTTGGCACTAATGCAGAAGCTGACAGAATTAACAATACTTTCCTTGGCAAGTTGGATAAAAAGACCGAAAAAGTGTTTCATGCAGCAGTTGACGGCGAGCTAACATCTGCCGATATTAAGAACATTGCATTTGCCAGAGAGGACTTAATTCTTAACATCGGTGCAAAAGTGATGATTACAGTCAATGATTTGTCTGGAAACTACGTTAATGGAACGATTGGCATCATTCAGAAAATTGTGGAAAACGGAGAATTTGAAGAATCTTATCTGGTTATCAAAACTGATAAGGGCAAAACAGTTAGCTTATATAGATACAATAAAGACATTGAGAAACAGGTTATTGAGGAATCCGAACAAGAAAAGGATGGTCGGAAGATCGTGAAAGAGAAGATTGTCCGTAAGAAAGTAGGCTCTTTCTCTCAGTTCCCGGTAAAACTTGCCTGGGCAATCAGCATTCATAAATCACAGGGACAGACATTTGAAAAAATCAACATTGACCCTTGCTGTTGGGATCCTGGACAGTTCTATGTGGCTGTTTCCCGGGCTAAATCAGCTAACGGCATACATTTTATCAGACCGATAAAACAGAGCTATATAAAGGCGTTTAGCAAGGATAACGAGCGACTTCTTGAACAGAGCTTTGAGGTAGAAGAAGGTGCGTAAGTATGAGAGTGACGCATGAGCAGATACCGAACACCATAAAGTTTTTACAGATTGACTTTCCGGCACTGGTCCTCCAGACTGCCGGAATTGAGGCAAAAGATGAATACTGGCAGCAGGTAGTTGAACAGATCCATGTTGTATCTGAAAAATATAACAAAAATGGATTTGTAGATCACATGCTTGTTGCTTATTCGAATTATCTTTCCAAGATGTTTAATAAGGCAAAAGAATTGAAAAAGGAGAATCAAAATGCCGTACAACACAAAGAATAGATACGAACAGGGACAGGCTCTCAGGAAAGAAATTTATATGTATATCGTCAGTTATATCAAACTGGTTGGATATGCACCGTCGATTACGGAGATTTCTGAAAAGGTAGATGCCGGGAGAGCTACGGTCTGGAAACATATCAATCAGTTGATTGATGATGGTTTGCTCAGAACAAACCACCCCAGTACCGACAGGGCATATACTCCAGTTGGGTACGGAATAAGAAAGATAAACAAGGAGATAAAATGAAACTTTATGACATTGTTACAGCAGATGGTGAATTTGTAGAGCCCTTGACGCAAAGAGAAATTATGAATAAATTCGGACTTACAAAATACAGATTCCGTACATTCTTGGATAACAGCTATCTGATTGACGGCAAATATTGGATAGATGACTCTGCCGAAGATATGCAGGTGACCAGAAACGGATGTCGGAAGATGTTAAAACAGTTTGATGCTTTAACAGAAAACATAAGGAGGGCTGTTGGATGGGAAAGTTAAAAATCAAGCAGAAAAAGAAAGCATTCATTCCGTATACGAATCAGCAGGCTCATATGTTTGCGCAGTCTATCCAGAACTGCCAGAAAGAATTAAAAGAGATGGAGATGAAAGCCTTTGATGATGGGTTCGAGGATGGAAAGAACTGGTCTGACGTGCTGAATTTTGTGATTTTGTTCTATGTAATGCACGAATTGCATGGATGGGGATGGAAACGCTACATGAAGTCCGTAAAAAGAATTAATAACTACATCAATGATATTAATTCTGGGAAAACATCATTGTCTGAAATGGTTGATGATTTGGAAAAGAAGCATCACATTCAGATTTGTGATGATTATAAGGAGCTGATTGAGAGATATGGAGCGTAAAGCTGCGCCGGTGATTTATTTACAGAATAACGGGCAGGTACTTACATGGGGAAAGTGAGGATGACAAGAGGATGGTAATAGGAAAATTAAATCCGATAAATAAAGATGATTTAAAAGTCGGAGACGTGGTTGGAGTTGCAAGAGAAGTACGGTGCGGATGGGGAACAAATTTTAGACACGTCATGGTGTATCCGGCAAAGATTGTACGCATAACTCCTAAACGAACCAAAATTGAAACCGACATTGGAGAATACGATAAACATGAAGTGTTATACAAATACGATTCCGAAGCCATAAAAGAAAGCGAAATGGCAAAGAAATTTAAGGAAATCAAAGATGGTGTATATGCCATTGAAGATTTTAAGTCGAGCCGTGGACTGAGAGTAATTAAAGACGAAGATTTAGATGCACTGTCAGAGCACATTAATGCAATTGTAGAAGTTTTGAAAAGATATGGAAAGTGAGGACACAATGACAGAACAGGAAAAGAAGGAACTTTTAGATGAACTAGAAAAACGTATGGATGAGAAATACAAAGGTTGTCCGGGATATAATACGTTGAGCCTAATGCTGAGAGGAAGTGAAGTAAATGAGTAAATCAGTATTAGTGATAGATACACCGGAGAATTGCCATGATTGCCCGTTCGGAACTGCATACTGCGGCGAACTTGAATATGAGGGTTTGTGTGAATTAGCTGACTGTTTAGACTGCGTTGAAATTCTGATAACAGAAGAACATTATGATTGTGAAAGCAAATCAAGACCTAAATGGTGTCCATTGAAGCCATTGCCGGAGAAAAAAGAGTATATCGTTCCGAATGACAATGTAGAATCACAAAAAGATATTATTGCGGTTGGTTGGAATGCCTGCTTGAGAGAAATTACAGAAACAAGCGATGAAAACAAGCGATAAAAAGTAAGCGATAAGAGGTGGAGAAATGATTATTTTAACTGGAAAAATCGTGTTTGTAAAGACACAGGAAGAATATTTGAGTGTTCTGAAAATGGCAAAGCTTCAGGGATTCACATGGGCGAGAGAAAACCATTTAAACCCTATCGTAATTCCGTTTCCAAACATATTGAATTTTTACGACAGTAAGATTGTTACTTACAACTATGTTGAAAAGACAGTGTATGAAGCATCCGAAATCGTCGAAGATGAAGAAAAAATCAAGGATGCAGTAAAACTTGTCAGAACGTTCGCTAAATACCCAGACAGAACAGCATTGACGGATGCATTCATTGAATCGTTGAAGCTGCTCACAGACGCTATAGGGAGTCAGATGGAAGAGGTGAAGTAGATGGAGAGATTAACAGAAAGAGAAAGAAATGTTGATGGTACAGGAGTTGCAAAAGAAGAAATTACGGATGGATTATTAAAACCGTTTGCGGATAAAATTCTTACGAAACTTGCTGTTTATGAAGACTTAGAAGAACAGGGCTTGCTTGTGAGATTACCGTGTAAAATCGGAGACACGGTTTATAGAGTGAATGCCGGAGCCAAGCAACCGATTATTCCGATGACTGTTTCAGAAATTCATTTTCTATGTTACAAAAATGAACGTACTGTAAGGTTTGACGCAATAGACAAAGAATATATGGGAGAAAGTTGCTACCGTTTAGAAGATATTGGAAGAATAGTATTTCTCACCCACGAGGAAGCTGAGAAGAAGTTGGAGGAGATGAAGAATGACAAGGCCTGAGATTACGGCAGAATTATCAACCATGATTGAAAAGAAAATCAATCCGAACAACGATCCTCGTATCTACTGGGCAAAAGAGGTGACGTTTGATTATTCTACAAACCATGCAGTTAGAGTGGACTATATGAAATTTGTTCCAGTGAACAATAGTGTTTCCGGGATAGAAAAAGGTGATTGCTATTGCTATGAAATCAAGTCATCTATTGAAGATTTCAAATCTGGCCATGGATTGAATTTCATTGGAGATTACAATTATTTGGTTATGCCAGGGGAATTAGCTGCAACAGTATCTTTGAAAATCCCGTATCATGTAGGAATATATGTCCCAGAAGGAAACGAACTTATATGTGCCAAGAAAGCCAAACGAGCCAACAGAGCGAGGCCTGTATCTGAAATACTTCTGATGATGTTTCGGTCTGCAAACAGAGATTACAGGAAAACGGTAAAGAAACTGGAGGAGATGGAGAAATGAATAATAAACCTACACCAGACATAACGCCAAATCTTGCTATATCAGCATACCACGTACTACAGCAATATTGCACTGGACAGCCAGCAGATTGCAAAGGCTGCGGATTCTACGAACACTGTCCAGAATGTTTTCGAGGCATGCCATGTGACTGGAGCTTGAATGAAGAGGGTAAAATAAATGAAACTGAGAAAGGCAACACTGATTGACTACGGAGTACCGCCGGATGATATACCTATACTACAAAGTCACTTGCGGAACCTTAGCGAAAGCGATAAATACAATCTGTTGCAGGTATCTATCAAATACGCACCCGGCATTGAATCGCAAATCTATGACAGTATCGTGAACAGCATCGGCTATCGAACAATGGAAAAGATCAGAACGGTTCCTGCAACGGAGAATGACTTCTATGGCTACAAACGCAAGGTCATGGCGGAATATTATCATCTGGCAAAATTGATTGGAAGACTTTAAAAAAACTTAAAAATTTATAAAAGTGGTAGAGAGCTATGTACGCCCTAGTATGGTATTATAGTATATATAACTATAACTGTGCTAGGGTGTTTTAATTCAGAAAGGATATGATTGGATGTTGATAGGATGGCAAATGAGAAAAATTTAATACCGAATTCTGAACGAACTCCGAGTGAGCTCCGAGAAATAGCAAAAAAAGGCGGTATTAAGTCGGGAGAAGTGCGCCGTCAAAAAAAGACCCTTTCTGAATTAGCAAAAATGATAGCTGAGAATCCTGCCCCGACTGCTGCAAAGAAGAAACTCACAAAAATGGGAATATCTGATGAGGATGCAAATAATAATGCCTGTATTGTAGCTGCCGTATATGATAAAGCTATCAAAGGAAATATGCAGGCAGTAGACAAATGGGAACAGTTGGTAGCTGCATCAAAATCAGACGAAAGCAAATATGAACTTCCTGCCAGAGTGCTCGGCAAGGCATTCGTGGATATTAACCGACAGATTAAGCCTAATATCGAATATGTATTCGAGGGCGGTCGAGGTGGCCTAAAATCCTCATTCGTAGCTTTTAAAATTATTGAGCTTATCAAGAATAATCCTCAGATGCACGCCTGCATTACAAGACAGGTGGCCGGTACTCTGAAAGATTCTGTATACGCTAACATGAAATGGGCTATCAACGAACTGGGACTGATGGAAGAATTTGAATGCAAGGTTTCGCCACTTGAGATCAAGTATATTAAGACTGGACAGACAATATACTTCCGTGGTCTGGACGATGAAACCAAACTGAAATCCATTAAGCCGGAGTTTGGATATATTGGAATCCTCTGGAAAGAGGAAAAAGATCAAATGAAGGGAGATGCTCAGGAACGTTCTGTTAATCAGTCAGTGCTTCGTGGTGGTGACGAGTCCTATGATTTTTCATCGTATAACCCACCAAAATCAAAATCAAACTGGGTAAACAGGATTAAGCTCATGCCTAACCCGAAAAGAGTTATTCATCATTCGAGTTATCTGGAAGCCCCGGCGGAGTGGCTCGGGCAGAAGTTTATTGACGATGCAGCACATCTGAAAGAAATCAATCCAGAAGCCTATGAGCATGAATATCTGGGTGTCCCGAATGGCGACGGCGGAAACGTATTTGAATATCTGGAGATTAGAGATATTACAGATGAAGAAATTAGTCACATGGATCGTATTTTCGCTGGCGTAGATTATGGATGGTACCCGGATGCCTTCTGCTATCTCCGAACTTATTATGACTCTGCCAGAGAGAAGATATATCTGATCGACGAATTGTATGTAAATAAATGGAGCAACTCCAAGACCGCTGATTGGATCAAGAAAAAAGGCTATGACGATTATACGATGATATGTGATTCCGCGGAACCCAAGTCCGTGAATGATTTCCGGGACGCCGGACTTCCTGCCAGAGGAGCAATCAAAGGGCCGGGAAGTATCGAGTATGGTTTTAAGTTCTTACAGACTAAGACACTTGTCATTGACCCGAAGCGAACACCGAACGCATACAAGGAAATTACGGAGTATGAGTATGATCGGGACAAAGAGGGAAATGTAATAAGCGGTTATCCTGATGGAAACGATCATGCAATTTCAGCACTCAGGTATGCTTATGAGCCGTTGTTTAACAGAAGGGGGTACAGCGCATAATGAGTAAAATAGGAATAGAACTACCGAAAGAGTATTCGGACAGATTTGACAAATTACGCCAGAATCGAGTAGAAGTCAGCTTTTATAAATATGGCACAGCAGCAGACAACTTTGGAATGAAATTAGTAGATGCACTTGAATCACATGATATGTGCATTAAAAGATATAAAGAAACTGGAAACACAGAATACCTTTGCGATGCAGCAAATTATCTCATGTTTGAATTTATGTATCCACAGATTCCGAATGCATTTTTCAAAGCAACAGATAGCGGAGAGAGTGCCGGAGTTGCCGGAACACCAATAAATCAGCTAAAAGAAAAATGGTGACTAAATGGGACTTATAACAACACTAAAAAGGTGGTTTAACATGATATTCAAAAAACAAGCCGAAGAGGACTTTAACATCCAGGCGGCGGAATTTCCAGAAATGGAATCACTGATTAACCGGTGCGCGAACATTTACAGGGGAGTTCCGGAATGGCTAGATGATAAGAATAACATCAAGACGATTAATTTTGCTAAATCTGTGTGTTCTGAGACTGCCAGACTTGCAACATTGGCGATCGGCATTCAGATAGACGGTTCTGCAAGGGCTACGTGGCTACAGGAACAGATCGACAAGGCATATTTTCAAATCCGTCACTGGGTAGAATATGGCTGTGCTTATGGAACAGTATTTATTAAGCCAAATGGTGAAAGCATTGACGTATTTACTCCGGCAGATGTGATGATCGTGGACTATGATAATCAGGAAATTAAGGGAATCATATTCAAGGATTCTTATACTGTTGGACGGAAATACTATACACGGCTTGAATATCACAGGTTTGTTGAGATTACAATAGATGGAGCGACAACTTATCCGTACTATGTTTCTAACAGAGCCTATGTATCAAAATCCCCCCAGTCAATCGGCGATAAAATCGACCTTAAACAGACCAAATGGGCCGACCTCATGGCAGATACACCGCCAATTCTCAAAGCGAACGGTGAGAAGCTAGACGGACCTCTGTACGGAGTACTGCGGACACCGCAGGCAAATAACGTGGATATTAACGCACCATTGGGTTTGCCAATATTTGCCGAAGCTATCGAAGAGTTAAAAGACCTCGATATTGCATACAGCAGAAACGCCGGAGAGATTTTTGATTCGCAGAAGATTGTTCTGGCAGATGATAGGCTGCTGATGCCAAGCGGTACACCTGTAGCAGCCATGTCACCACAGGGCATGGAGAACAGACGAAACGAGATGAGTTTACCGCACTTTGTCAAGAATGTATTCGGACAGGTCGAGAAAGAGTTTTATCAAGAAATCAATCCACAACTCAACACAGATACTCGTATAAGCGGCATAAATGCCCTTTTAAGCCAGTTAGGGTACAAGATTGGATTCTCCAACGGCTACTTTGTTTTCAACGAATCTAGCGGCATTCAGACGGCTACAGGAGTAGAAGCAGAACAGCAGAGGACAGTACAGTTCATTAAAGATGTGCGTGACAAACTGGAATCCTGTCTGGACGAAGTTATTTACGCATTGAACGTTTACGCTGACCTGTACGGGCTTGCACCTGTCGGAGCTTACGAGGTCAATTATGATTTCGGGGACATCCTGTATGTACGTGAAAATGACCGTGCGAGATGGTGGCAGTATGTGACTACTGGCAAGGTTCCGGCATGGTTGTATTTTGTAAAATTTGAGGGAATGACGGAGGAAGAAGCGAAAGCAATGGTCAAAGAAGCTCAGCCAGATGAGCCAACATTATTCGGAGAGGAGTAAGAAAGATGGCAGATAAACCAGTAACAAGGGAAGAAAAATATCTTGCGTACTTGACAGGTGATTATAAAGGCGAACTCCCAAAGCCGATCACGCGAAAAGAGAAGTATTTGTACGAATTGTGTTTAAAAGGAATAGGCGGGGAAATCTCGCCGGAAGAAATCAAGAATGCAGTGAATGAGTACCTTGAAAAGAATCCGGTCAAGCCCGGAGCCACCACAGAACAGGCACAGCAGATCGAGCAGAATAAGACGGACATTGCTTCACTGAAAGAGGATGTCAAATATTTTAGCGATTCTTATGTTACGCCAGAGATGTTCGGTGCTGTTGGGGATGGCGTAACGGATGATAGTGACGCAATTGAACAAACGTTAAGTAGTAATAAAAATATAATCATGAAAGATGGAGCTATTTATAAGATCTGTCGCGCGATTTTACCAAATGCAACTAAGATTCATATTGATGGACATGGTGCAAAGATTACAGCAGACGACACATTTTCATATGTTCAGAATACTTGCTATGGATTCTTCCAATTCCAAGTCAACGCAAAAAATCTAACAGAATTTATTGTGAAAAATTTAGATATTGATATTAAGACAAATGGAATATTATACGGTGAACGTATAGCTGAAGATGAACGTTCTTGTCCCACTTTTAGAATAAAAAACGCAAAAACTATTTTAATTGACAACTGCAATTGGGTAGTCACGTCTGATACTGGAAATAGAGCTATACTATGGGTTGATGGGGCTTGTGATGAACGTGTTTCTATTACAAACTCAAATTTTGAAAATAAATGTGCTGGCAATGCAGGTGGTGTAATCGCTATTAGAATGATAAATGATTTAAAAGATATTACATCTTTCATGGCGAATTGCTCATTAATTACAGATTCTTGTGATGAATTATATTCAATTCAAAATATGGGAGCATCAAATCTTTATTCTACAATTGAATCTTGCGTATTTATAAATCATGGAGGGTTTATAAATAACAATTCTACCAAAAAAACAATAATAATTGCAACCAATCATACAGGGACTGGCAAATTGTATATGGATATTAACGCTACAAAGATAGAATATGACGGGCAACCGACAGATTTGATGAATAGTGCATTAAAATTATCAAGTACAACACATGCTCATCAGAATATTACAATGAGAGGATGTATAATATCAAATCCTTACGGACGTGCTATCGAAGGGGCATTTTCAGAACAAGGCTCTCAAGAATATTTGCATATAAATGTGGATAAATGCGATATTATAGGAGGTAAAGGTATTTTAAATGATACTATAGATGCAATTGGAGATATTATTATAACCGATTGTAATATCGAAGGAGAATCATATGTATCGTATTTCTATCCACTGAATTATACAAATCGATTTATTATGAGAAGTTCAAAAGTGCATCTTAAAAATCCAGAAGGAATATTATATGTTACTAACAAAAAAAGGCATATTGTTGAAATTTGTGGAAATATATACAGCGCAGATTATATATCTAAAGCATATGGTAATGATACAATTGATCCAGATGCTCCGGATATTGATTTGGAAGAGATTCAAAATAATGTTTATGTAGGGCAGTCAACTATTTAAAAAGAAAAAATATTAAATGAGTGCTAAAGTTAATTAAAAATAAAAAGTATTCATGTTCAAAAAGCGAATATGCGGTATTTTTAGATTCCGATAAAAAAACCAATATCATCAAATCAATTAAAATAGCTGATGCGAATTCGTCGTATAACCAAAAGTAAAAGTTTATTCGAAAAATGATAATCATTTTATAGAATATTTTTGAATAGAGTAATCTTGAAATACTTTAAATAGCATAGTATAATCCTATAAATGTGAATTTTGGAAATAATTAAAGAGGCGGGTTATGATTACAAGCAAAAGAGAATTAAAATTTTATCTAATGGCAGATTCTATGATGAATATAGGTAAGTTTGAGTATTCATTTATTGAAAGAATTAAGCGGATTATTGTTCCAAACGATATATTGAATTTTATGAAATCACTTCGTTATTACGAGTACTATACAAATGTAGGAAGTATAAAACGTTTTTATTGGAAACTAAAAAATAAGCGGATTCAGTTAAAATTAGGCTTTTCAATTGCTCCCAATGTATTAGGGTATGGAGTTGTGATTCCCCATTGGGGGACAATTGTAGTGGGGTATGGAAATCACATAGGCAATTATTCTGTATTGCATACATCTACTTGTATTACTGCTGGTAAAAAGGAAATTGGCGATGCTTTTTATTGTAGCGCAGGGACAAAGGTTATTAATGATATAGTTATAGGTAAGAATGTTTCAGCTTCTGTAAATTCTGTTGTTAATAAAAATATAGAAGTCGACAATGTTTTAATTGTAGGAAGCCCAGCGACAATAAAAAAGCAAACAGAACCGTGGTATGTGCGTGATGGGAAAGAATATTTAGAAAAAGTCGAAAATTGTGAGAAGTTAAAAGAAAAGTTTGGCATCCTGTAGGATACCTTTTTTGAAATGAACCAATTTAAAGAGGGCTAATACACACTAAGATATACCAGTAATACCGAAACAATCAACCATTTAATTAACTAACAAAAAACCAAAACATGTACCACGACTTTTGACGAAAGAGGTGATATACTATGCTTAGTCCTGAATATTTACGGCAAATCACAGAGGGCAGCGAACAAATCGCCGAGGAACTGCATCAGTATATCATCTCTGAGATCGTGTCGAGAATGATGGCAAGGATTGGCAGAGGCGAGGATTATATTCTGACCAATGCCGATGCGTGGAGAATCAGAACGCTACAGGAATCCGGTGAACTGCTAGAGGACGTTCTGGCGGAACTATCAAAGTACACCAAACGTGAACAGCAGGAACTCCTTGAAGCGTTTGAAGATGCCGGAATCGCTGCAATGAACTATGATGATAAGATATACAAGGCGGCAGGATTAAGCCCTGTACCGCTTGAACAATCCCCGACTATGATAAGGCTCATGGAGCGGAATATGCTTGCGACTATGGGCGAGTGGAAGAACTTCACAAGAACAACTGCAAGTGCCGCTCAAAAGCTCTATATCGAGCAATGTGACCTTGCGTATAACCATGTGATGACTGGGGCAGTCGGATATACGCAAGCCATTAAAGAAGCAGTTAATAATGTTGTGAATGGTGTGACTGTCACATATCCATCTGGTAGAAAAGACACGATTGAAACAGCGGTAGCCCGCTCTGTCAGAACTGGCGTGGCTCAAGCTACCGGAGATATATCCCTAAAACGTATGGAAGAAATGGACTGGGATTTAGTTCTGGTCAGTGCACACATGGGAGCCAGAACGGGTGATGGCGGTCAGAATCCCGGAAATCACTCATGGTGGCAAGGTAAGATATATTCTCGTTCTGGCAAGAGCAAGAAATTTCCACCTTTTTCATTGACTGGATATGGGACAGCAAGTGGACTGTCAGGGGTAAACTGTCGGCATAGTTTCGGAGCCAGTGATGGAGAATTTAATCCTTATGCAGAACTATCAGCACAGGACAAAGCTGACAAAGGCAAACAGTACGAAAAGGAACAACGGCAACGTACTTATGAGCGAAGAATCAGAAAGACAAAGAGAGAAGTTCTCGGAATGCAAGCGGCAATTAATAACTGCAAGGACGAACAGGCAAGATTTGCACTCCAACAAGACCTTGACCGGAAGTCTTATCTTCTACAAAAGCAAAATACTGCATACAAAGATTACTGCAAGCAGAACAACCTGAGGGAACTGCAAGACCGGCTCATGATTGCTAAGTGGAACCGCCAGAACGCTGCAAAAGCCAGAGGAGCGGCAAAGAGATATAAGACAGCAAAGGGGATTGACTAATGGATAGATGGGAATATTACAATCCGAATCCTGCCGGGAATCGAGTCGGAGATTGTGCTGTCCGGGCAATATGTAAAGCAACCGGGTTCGACTGGGAAACAGTATTCGCCGGATTAATGATACAGGCGTGTGCTCTGTCGGATATGCCATCAGCTAATTACGTTTGGGGCGCGTATCTCTATAAACGTGGGTACAGACGTAAGCTAATTGAACAGTCAGAACGATATATCTATACAGTCAACGACTTTTGCGCAGACCATCCGACAGGCACATACATCCTCTGCATAGACGGTCATGTAGTGACGGTACAAGATGGCAAATATTTTGACACATGGGATTCCGGTAATGAGATTCCGGTATATTACTGGGAAAAGGAGAATAAATGAGCATATCAGAATTTGTACAGATTTTCCTCTCTATCTGTGGAGGGGTGTCTATTGTCGGAGGCGCGGCAGCCGTAATTTTTAAATGGATTACTCCGGCGTTTCGACTCAATAAGCGAGTAGAGACGCTGGAAGAGCATGACAAACGAGATTACGAGAGCCTTCAAAGAATCGCGGAACGAGATTCATTAATTCTGGAAGTATTGTCAACAATGTTGGACAGTCAGATCAGTGGAAATAACGTCGAGGAATTAAAAAAAACAAAACAGAAGCTTACAAATTATCTTGCGCAGAATCAACGTTAGCATTAGTAAGGGGTATGCTCATGAAATTATATGTGTTCACGAAAAAAGATATAGACAGGTTCTTGATAGAGTGTAATTTCACACCGGACGAAGAAAGATTGTTCCGGCTGAGATGCCAGGAGCGCACGCTCGAATACTGTGCTGAACAGATGAATGTAAGCATATCAACAGCAAAGCGGTTAAGCCGAAGGGTAAATAATAAAATAATCAAAGTGTGTTAAGACGACAATAAAAGCCCCCGGGGTTATCTCTCAGGGGCTTATTTTGCGTCTTTCCAAAACAGTTGTGAGCTTGCTGTAATCCTCCTTATTTTTACGTTCCAATATGGTTCTACTTTAAATAATGTAAAATTTTATAATACTTTTTACATTCCAATATGGGACTACTAAACTCTACTATATTATACCACATATAAAAGTGATTTGAAAGTTAAATTTTATCCTACTGTACCTTATTTTTTCTTTTCCTCCCTTATCTGTTCTTCATATTTTTTTATGAGCCACTCCGGTACCGGTTCGTCTCCATCGTCACCCCTGTATTTGATCGGGTCAATATTGTTTGTAAAGCACCATTCCCAACTATTATACTCATCACCGTCTTTTGATACGATGTAAAATATATCGTATTCGCTATCCGCAAATGCCAACGTATCTGTTGCATTCATTGTGTACAGCATGATATACATGTTTCTCCTGTATGCGTACGCCATTTCTAACGGTGAATCTTCGCCGCTCAGAAATTCCATGAACATTTCAACGTCAGAAGATTCTTTCGACAATTTGTTATAATAATCGTAGACTTTTTCATCCCATCCGCCTGGGAAAGTTTTGCATTCTTCTATTTTCTCGTTATCTTCTTTAGCCATTTTGTAAATGGTTTCAAGTTTTACTCTCTTAATCATTTTACACGCCTCCTATTTTACTTCGCAATCTTCTAACACAACTCTTTCTAACAAAGCAACAACATAATCAGGCGGATTTCTTTTACCACCCTCCCAGTTTTCAATTGTCCTTTTGGGAATTTTGTACTTATCGGAAAAAGCCTGCTGACTTAATCCAGAAATTAATCTAATTTCTTTGATGTTCATATTGTTTTACCTCTTAATACGCCCGAGCATACGAAATAAAATTCTGCTCGGCGGTCTCGTCAACAAGTTCCGCCGGGATTCTCACCCAGTCCTTTCCCAGAGATTTTATAAAATCATCTTTCTGGGATTCTGCGCCACACAGCCAATCTGCTGTGACTTTGGCACATCCGAAGTTTTCGGAATTGTTCCGGGCTACCTGTTTCAATTCGAATTTTTTCATTTCTGTTTCCTCCTTGATTTTTGTTCTTCCTTGTTTCTGATATTATCATACCACTCAGTGGGTGATATGTCAATACTTTTTTGATACTTTTTTGAACTTCTTAGATTAATACTTCTGTGCAAAAATATAATCAGAAAGGCGGTGCATAAGATGGCATTATATAACAATCCTTATCAATACAGTTTTGGTGTTCCGGGACAGATGAATCAGTTTCAGCAGCAGCCTGTCCAGATGCCGGCTCAACCAGTACAGCAACCCCAGCAGAATAACAATGGCATCCTGTGGGTGTCTGGAGAAGTCGGCGCAAAATCTTATCTGGTAGCACCCGGAACAAGTGTTTTACTGATGGACAGTGAGAGCGAAAAGTTCTACATAAAATCCACGGACGTTTCCGGTATGCCACAGCCATTACGGACGTTTGAGTATCATGAAGTAGGCACTCAGATGCCACCTAAACAGCCTGTTCAGAACATGGACAGTAAATACGTCACCAGACAGGAATATGATGATTTAAAGGGCAAATACGAAGCTATCATAAACCGATTAAATTCTTTTTCTGAACCTGTTAGAGCTAATACCGTGCAGGAATCAGCGGTCAAGGGAGGAAACGCAGATGAGTAATCCATTATTCAACGCACTTGGTGGTGGAATGCCGCAGGGTAACGGTCCGATGCAAATGATACAGCAGTTTATGCAGTTCAAACAGAATTTTAAGGGAGACCCAAAGGAAGAAGTCCAGAAGATGCTACAGTCTGGAAAGATTTCCCAGCAGCAACTTAATCAGGTTCAGCAGATGGCAGGGCAGTTTCAGAATCTGCTGAAGAATATGAAATAGTACATTACAATCTGGCCAGATTGATGTAAATACACAATAAAGGAGATTATAACTATGGATGGAAATTATAGCTTAGCAGATATTGCCGCTGCTACTGGAAACGGTAGAAATAACGACGGCATGTTTGGTGGAGATGGCAGCTGGTGGATTATTGTTTTATTCATTTTTGCTTTCTTCGGATGGGGGAACAACGGCTGGGGTAATAATGGCAACGGCGGCGGATATATAGCCACAGCAGCTACTCAGGCAGACATTCAGAGAGGATTCGATAACTCCGCAGTAATCAGCAAACTTGACGGAATCAACAGTGGCCTGTGCGATGGCTTTTATGCCATGAATAACGGTATGCTTACTGGATTCAATGGAATCAACACCAACATCATGCAGACCGGCTTCGGAATCCAGCAGGCTATTAATGCCGATACTGTGGCTAATATGCAGAATACCAATGCTTTACAGGCACAGCTTGCGAACTGTTGCTGCGAAACCAGAGAAGCAATTCAGGGCGTAAATTACAATATGGCACAGAATACCTGCGCATTGCAGAACACAATGAACAGTAACACAAGAGACATTATTGACAGTCAGAATGCAGGAACAAGAGCCATTCTTGACTATCTTTGCAATGAAAAGATTTCTAGTCTGCAGGCTGAGAATAATGATCTCAGACGTGCTGCATCTCAGGATCGCCAGAGCGCACTTCTCACAACTGCAATGGCTTCTCAGACACAGCAGCTCATTAATGCAATCAATCCAGCACCGATTCCGGCATATCAGGTTCCTAACCCGAACACATATTACGGATGTGGATGCGGATGCAACACCGGATGCAATTGCTGATAACTTCATATCGAGAGTATCTTTCGATTGATTTCGGATGTCGGCTTATGCCGTTATTACACAGAGGGGCAGGCTGAGACCTGTCCTTTTGTGATATGAAAGGAGTATTTTTATGGCAGAATTTACAAATGTGGCTGCTCAGACTGTAGCAGCAAATGGAAACGTAGTATTTTCAAACACAGCAGTTAAAGGTTCTAACTGCATTCAGCACAGAGAGGGAAGTGGAATCATCACTCTAAGAGGACTGACTAACCAGTGTAAAGCGAGATTCTTCGTGGATTTTTCTGGTAATATCGCAATTCCAACAGGCGGTACTGTCGGAGCTATCTCACTGGCTATTGCAATTTCTGGTGAGCCGGTTCTTTCTTCTCAGATGATTTCCACACCGGCAGCAGTAAATCAGTACAATAATGTGTCCGCAGGTATCTATATTGATGTGCCTCGCGGATGTTGCGTTAATATCGCAGTAGAGAACACAAGCGATCAGGCAATATCTGTTGCGAACGCAAATATTGTTGTGACCAGAGAAGCGTAGGAGGTGCGATTATGAGAGACATTAAAGACTTATGTGCAAGAATTGAAGACGAACTGTCCAAAATCGCTGATAATGGACTGACCACTGGAAATCTGGAAATGACATACAAACTGATTGATATGTACAAAGACATAAAGAACACGCAGTACTGGGACAAGAAAGTGGAGTACTATAACACTGTCCTTGATGAGATGCGTGGCGGATACAATGACGATTACAGCGAACGCGGAAGAAAGCGCGACAGCATGGGGAGATACAGCGCAAATGACGGCAGAATGATGCCGGATTATGACCGAGGCAGTTCTTATGCCAGACGTGGTGAGCATTATGTTAGAGGACATTACAGCCGCTCTGACGGACGAGATGCTTATGACGACTATATGACACAGAAACAGAGCTATCGTTCCGGCAAGTCTGAAGACTGCAAAAGAAAGATGCTCGCCGCATTGGAAGAACATCTGGACGAACTTACAACAGAAATGAGTGATATGTCCAAGGATGCAGAGTGCCGGGAAGAACGTGATCTTGTCAAGAGATACGTAGAAAAACTCCGTAATATGCTCTAAAAACACAAAAGTGGTAGAGAGGTAGTTAAAAGAAATCTGTTATAATGTAATTGTGCAGCAGGAAGCACAAGTAAAACGGTTGTTTTTGACATTTTCGTTTTAATCCTCCTTTCTTTAATTTAGTAGCTGGTACGCACGCTTTAACGGAAAGTTGAACAGGTTCGAATCCTGTCGTGCGTATTTGCCATCTGGCACGCAAGATGGCTCACCTCCTTGATTAAGGTTTTTGTTATTCATACTTTTCTTTTAAAAAAGAAATAAATATCCGAAACAACTCGTGGCAGGCATGACACGTTAAACACCTTGCTAACCCGGGAATCCGGGTTATGTGGAATGTACGCTAGTGGAAAACTGACAGAGTCGCACTCTAGTCTCCGGTTCGATTCCGGGCATTCCGCTTTGATTCGGTTAGAATTATGCTGTTTGCTTGCAGGCGGTCTATGATTTGGCTGAATCGCAACATCATGATGCTGAAAAAAGGTTATTGCTGTAAAAATCCTAAAGGTGACAAACCTAAAAAGCATACCGAGGCCTTATGGTGAAAATCAGCTCAGTTGCGCTGTCAACTGGCCGTTAAAGGCGGCGCGGAATGTAGCTCAGGTGGAAGAGCGGAGAGCGCATAGCTCTTGACGTCGCAGGTTCGAATCCTGCCTTTCCGATTACCTCGCCAGTGGTCTAACTGGCTTAATCCATTTACCTGCGGCGGCAGGTCAATAAACACGACCAGGAGGATGTTATGCAGAAACTTATTGACACATTAAAATCGTTTGGAATTGAAATCCCGGAGGATAAACAGGCAGATGTGAAAAAGGCGCTCTCTGAGCATTACAAGAATGCAAAGGAAGTAGCAAAAACCCTGTTAAAAGTCGAGGGAGAACGAGATAACTGGAAAGAACGTGCCGAGACAGCAGAAGAAACCTTAAAAAGTTTTGACGGTATCGACCCGGCAAATGTTAAGACCGAGTTAGAGACTTGGAAACAGAAAGCGGCAGATGCAGAGAAAGAATTCAATGCAAAAATCTACGACCGTGATTTCTCAGATGCTCTGAAAGCGGCACTTGATGATGTTAAGTTTTCCAGTGAGGCGGCAAAGAAGTCTGTTATGGTGGACATCAAAGAAGCCGGATTAAAACTGAAAGACGGTAAAATTCTCGGATTAAATGACCTGATCGAACAGATGAAGCAGTCTGACGCATCCGCTTTTGTAGATGAATCTCAGCAGCAGGCTCAGCAGAATCAGGCAAGATTTACAACTCATGTTGGACAGCAGCAGACACCGGGAAGCATGACCAAGAAAGATATCGAAGCGATCAAAGACCCGTCCGAGAGACAGGCTGCAATTGCTCAGAATATCCAGTTATTCCAGTGATTTTTTACACCGACTATACACCAGAGTATAGCCGCTAACCCAATGCCTTAATAATTAATTATGGGTAGAAAGGATTTTATATGGCAGCAAAAGCTAATCTTATTATGACAAATGATATTCAGGTAAAAGCACGTGAGATTGATTTTGTTACCAGATTCGAAAGAAACTGGGAACACTTACGTGAAATACTTGGTATCATGCGTCCAATCAAAAAGACGCCCGGAGCGGTTCTTAAATCAAAATATGCAGAGGGTACATTACAGAACGGAAATGTTGGTGAAGGTGAGGAAATCCCTTACAGCAAATTCGTTGTAAAAGAAAAACCCTATGCAGAAATGACTATCGAGAAATACGCAAAGGCTGTATCTATCGAAGCAATCAAAGATCACGGTTACGAGAACGCTGTTCAGATGACCGATGATGAATTCCTCTTCCAGCTTCAGACTAATGTTACTGAAAGATTTTACAACTATCTGAAAACAGGTACTCTCTCATTCACGGAAACCACTTTCCAGATGGCTCTGGCAATGGCTAAAGGTCGTGTAGAAAACAAATTCAAACAAATGCATAGAAATGTAACTGGCGTTGTTGGGTTTGTAAATATTCTGGACGTGTACGAGTATATCGGAGCAGCTGGGATTTCTATTCAGAACCAGTTCGGCTTCCAGTATGTGAAAGACTTCCTGGGATTCAATACGATTTTCTTACTGTCTGACAGTGAAATTCCGAGAGGAACAGTAATCGCTACACCTGCTGAAAATATCGTTCTGTACTATGTTGACCCGAACGAATCTGATTTCGCAAAAGCGGGTCTTGTATATACTGTATCCGGTGAAACAAATCTGATCGGATTCCATACACAGGGCAATTACCACACAGCAGTGTCTGAATCATTCGCAATCATGGGGCTTACCCTCTTTGCAGAATATATTGACGCTGTTGCTGTCGGAACTATCGACACAACTCAGACACTGGGAACCCTCACTGTAAACTCCGCAGCAGGAAGTAAGAGTGGAGATACAAAAGTAACCATTACTCCGGCAAAAGCAAACGCAGGGAATGCATATAAATACAAAGTTGCATCTTCTGAGACTGCCGTAGACTACGGACAGAATGTGAAGAACTGGAGCGCATGGGATGGTGAATCCGACATTACAGCAACAACAGGGCAGGTAATCACAGTGGTTGAATGTGACAGCACATATAAAGCACTGAATGCTGGACACGCGACTGTAACAGCGAAATCATAAATGTAGGAGGTAACTGGCATGGCTTATGCAGATTATAAATTCTATATAGAATCATTCGGCAATGTTGTGCCAGAAACCGACTTCTCACGACTGGCAGAAAGAGCCAGTGATTTTGTGGACACAATGACATTTGACAGGTTGGTGGATGGACTGCCAGAAAATGAACGCTCACAGAAGCGCATCAAAAAGGCGGTCTGTTCATTGGCTGAATTAATGTATCAGATTGAGCTTGCTGAAAAGAATGCTATCAATCAGGCATCGGCAAATGTAACCGACATAAATGTCGGGAACATCTCAACAGGCATTGTAACATCTGTATCTTCTGGCAGTGAATCCATCTCTTACGCAACACCTCAACAGATTGGGGCGAGTGCAAAAGAATGGAGCGCAGTATATGCCGCCGCCGGAGATGCGCAGAAAACGAACGACTTGCTCTTAAAGACAGCTTTACCGCTTCTGATGGGAGTAAGGACAGATGATGGAATACCAATTCTTTATGCGGGGGTGTGAGCATGAAATGCAGACAGTGTGGAAAAGAGCTTAAATCGCATTGGAGTACCGACATTTGTCTTGAGTGTTCAAGAGAAAACATGAAAAAGATATTCAGAGAAAACTCAGAAATAAAGCAGGCGTTCCACGAAACCATTGAAGAACTTAAAAAGCCTGAAAATATTGAGAAAATGGCTAAAAATACAGCTAATTTTATGAATGCTGTTCAGGCGTTAAGGGGTGATAAATGATGGACATTTCAACATTAGGCTCATGTATAGCAATCGTTATGATTTGCTACATTGTAGGAATGGGCTGTAAAGCATCAAAAAGAATCTCTGATGAATGGATTCCAGTGATCATGGCGGTTATTGGTGGCATTCTCGGAGCTGTCGGGATGGGAGTTATCCCGGACTTCCCGGCAACGGATTATATCACAGCGGTTGCGGTCGGTATGTTTAACGGATTATCGGCTACTGGCGTGAATCAGGTTATTAAGCAGACAACGCAGAAAGAATAATTAAGGAGAGGGTATCATGTATTCGTCTAAAATTACACTTTTCAACTATTACGAAAGTGCCACAACTAGAGATGCGTACTGGTATCCTCATGTTTTATCCGGCGTTGACCTGATTACGGACAAGGGAGCAATCCTCAAAAAGTATGGACCAGACGCAACTGACAACGCACAGTTACACGTTCGATACACTGTCCAGAACGGCGACATAATCATTGCTGACAAAGACGGCAAGATTCTTCCATGGGTACCGCCTAAGGAATGGAAAAGGCAGATTAACAACGCTCTGGAAGATACTATCACATTCTCAGACGAATCATTCTTCTGGGGGGATGAGTGGACTGGTGGAACGGTAATTGACAGTGATTATCGGAGCGGATTTTATCAGTACATGAATGAGAACAAGGATAACGTGTTTAAGATTACCAGTGTTGGCGGTCCGTATACACTGATTCCGCATTTTGAGATTCTGGGTAAGTAATATGAGTAAGATTCATCATTTTAAAGGCTTCTCCGTGGTTGATGGAGATATGAAAATAAAGCTGAATATGGACAGATTCTCCAGACAGTATCAAAAAGCTCAGTATCTCCTTGACGGAATGGTCATGGACAGTATGGTCCCGTTTATGCCGATGATTTCAGGAGATTTTATTGACCGAACAAGAGTTGAGAGTACATCCTTGCAAGGAACTGGGAAAGTATGCGCGGCGGCGGCTCCTTATGGGCGTTTTCTGTACGAAGGAAGAGGAATGGTCGACGAAGCAACCGGAAGTCCCTACGCAAGACGTGGAGCAAAGAAAGTCCTTGTCAGTCAGTTTTCTGGTCAGACAGCCGCAAAGGAAAATCTTGAATACGCCAAACAGGCTCACCCACGGGCACAGGCTGAATGGTTCGATGCCGCTAAACGACAATACGGCAGTACATGGATTCGTAAAGTAAAAGCACAGGCAGGAGGTGGCAGACATGGCAGATAAGCCTATTGGTAAAGATGCAACCGGATACGAGATTCTGACAGATGCCATGAAAGCACTTCTGAACCAGTATCCGGGGCTGTACGAAAATGAAACAATCAAATTTGAGGAACTCGGCAAAGAATCGGGAATTGCGTTCTCAGCGGATAATGGAGCTTTGGTTTATAAGGAAAAAGAAGATGTCTGCGGCACAATGCATCAGGTATGCCAGTATCCATTTTATGTGGTATACCGAACAGCATCCGACAAGGAAAGACAGAAATTATCTGTTCAGAAGTTCCTTGACAATCTCGGTAAATGGATATGTCGAGAACCAGTTGCCATAAATGGCGTTGAGACACGTTTGAATGCGTTTCCAGAGCTTTCACAGGGACGAACGATAAAACGCATCATGCGCGACAACTCATATGGTTTAGAACCACAGGAGAGCGGCGTACAGGATTGGTTATTGCCATTGTCAGTACGCTATGAAAATACTTATGAAGTAATATAACAAGTAACAACCGGCTATCAATTAGAGATAGTCACTAACCTACGCAGCCTTTTAAAAGTTATAGGCAGAAAGGACATTTCTATGGCAGTTACAGGCAAAATTGACCGTAAATATATGGCTCATTACATTGATGCAGGTTCCCTCTGTGGAGGACTAACACCGAAATATGAGCGTCTTGGAAAGGATTTGGAAGAGTACAATGTAGAACTCAATCCAGATACTGAAACATCTAAAAACATTCTTGGAGAATCCACATTCAAACACAATGGCTATGAAGTTTCTTCTGACGCTGATCCATTCTATGCAGACACTACTTCTGATCTGTTCACAGCATTACAGAAGATTGTAGATGGACGCCTCAAAGACGACAACCTCAAAACAAAAGCAGTTGAGGTTCATCTCTGGACAGAAGCTACGGCAGGTAAGTATGAAGCGTATCAGCAGGATTGCTACGTTGTGCCGACCTCCTATGGCGGTGATACATCCGGATATCAGATTCCATTTACCGTCAATTATACCGGCGAACGTGTAAAAGGAAAGTTTGATATCAGTTCCGGCACATTCACAGCTGACAGCGAATGATTACTAGGAGGGTATAGAAAATGGCAAAAACAATTAACACAAACATTGATGATGGATTTCTTCTTTTCACATTTACAAACAAACAGGGTGAAGTGTTTTCTTCATTCAAACTGAACCCTACTGATATTAACGTTGCAGCAAGAGCGGAAGAATTGGAAACTTTCTTTGAGCAGGCTCAGGAATCTGTTAAAAATGTTTCTTCCAACAAAGAGATGGCGGAGATTAATAAGCAGATTGAAGATAAAATCAATTATATGCTCGGATATGAAGCGTCTAAGGATTTATTCAAAGAACCAATTACCGCAACAACTGTTTTTGGAAATGGTCAGGTGTTTGCCTATATCGTTCTGGACAAAATCAATGAAGCACTTGGCCCGGAAATCGAAAAGAGAAAGAAAAAAATGCAGGAAGCGGTCAATAAGTACACGGAGAAATATACAAAATGACCGCCTATGAGTTGCCCACCTCACTCGATATCAGTGGGGTGGATTTTTCTATCAGGACAGATTTTCGAGCGATTATTGATATTCTCATAGCCATGAATGACCCAGAACTGGACGAGCAAGCGAAAGCTGTTGTTATGTTGCAGATTCTATTCGAGGATTGGCAAAGCATACCCCCAGAACATCTTACGGAAGCTTGTCAGAAAGCTTGCGAGTTTATTGACTGTGGACAAACTGACGATAGTCCGAATAAGCCTAAACCCCGTTTGATGGACTGGGAGCAGGATGGAGATATGATTGTTCCGGCGGTAAACAAGGTTGCCGGTAAAGAAATCAGAACAGTACCTTATATGCACTGGTGGACGTTTTTTGGATACTTTATGGAATCTGGCGAGTGCCTGTTCAACACCGTAGTTGGAATCCGGTCAAAAAAAGCAAAGGGTGAAAAACTCGATAAATGGGAAAAGAAATTCTATCAAGAGAATAAAAACACAATTGACATAAAAACACGTCTCAGCGACGAGGAGCAAGCTTATAAAGATAAGCTGAATGAGATGTTGAACCTCAAATAGTTAGGAGGTGGACACATGGCTGCTGATGGCTCAGTCATTATTGATACCAGAATGGACACATCAGGTGTACAAAACGGCGTATCAGCAATCAGGCAGTCTTTTAACGGACTTGGCAGCGTAGTAAAAAAAATAGGCATACTGATTGGCGGAGCATTCGCAATTAGGAAACTGGCTCAGTTTGGGAAAGAGTGCGTAGAACTTGGTTCTAATCTGGCAGAAGTACAGAACGTGGTTGATGTTACATTTACCACAATGTCGGATAAGGTCAATGAATTTGCAAAGAATGCCATGACCTCGGCCGGATTATCTGAAACAATGGCGAAACAGTATGTCGGAACGTTCGGAGCAATGTCTAAGTCGTTCGGATTCTCAGAAGCGCAGGCTTACGACATGTCAACGGCTCTGACACAGTTAACTGGCGATGTGGCATCATTTTATAATATCAGTCAGGACTTAGCCTATATCAAACTGAAATCAGTGTTTACAGGTGAAACGGAAACACTCAAGGACCTCGGTGTGGTAATGACCCAGTCGGCGCTTGACCAGTTCGCGCTGGCAAATGGCTATGGTAAAACCACATCCGCCATGACTGAACAGGAGAAAGTGGCTCTCCGCTTGGCTTTTGTACAGAAACAGTTGTCTGCCGCATCTGGTGACTTTATCCGTACTTCAGACAGCTGGGCGAACCAGGTAAGAGTAATGCAGTTACAGCTGCAATCTCTCAAGGCGACAGTTGGACAGGGATTAATCAATCTCTTCACTCCTGTTTTGAGAGTTATTAATATTTTGCTGGGCAAACTGGCAACTCTGGCAAATGCTTTCAAGTCATTTACGGAGTTAATCACCGGAAAGAAATCATCTGGCCAGACAGGCACAAGTGGTGCAGGCCTTGCCGGGACAGATGCAATAGCTGATACGGCAGACCAATATGGAGATGCTGCCAACAATGCCGAAAAGCTGGCAGATGCGACAAATGATACAGCAGATGCAACTAAGAAAGCTACTAAGGCGGCAAAAGGATATCTTAGTCCTCTTGACGAAATAAATAATTACTCAACGGATAAAAGCACAGATTCATCGTCAAAAGTACCGGGCGCAACCGGCGGACTTGCAGATCAGATGAAAGATGCTGTACAAAATGTTGATTATGGAAAATTGGCAGAGGGTGAGACAGTTCTTGATAAAATGTCAAAACCGCTAAAAAAGATAATCGACAGATTTAAACAGTTGGCTAAGTTAATCGCAAAAGGATTCTGGGATGGATTAGGAGATTACGAACCAATTCTTGACGGAATAAAAAAGGATCTCGATTCCATATGGAAATCTTTAAAGGATATCTTCACTGATTCAGAAGTTGCTAAAGCAGCAAATAATTTTTTCGATTCATTCGCATATGCAATTGGACAAGTTGCCGGCTCATTTGCCAGAATCGGATTAACAATTGCGCAAAACATTATAGGCGGAATCGAAAAGTTTTTAAAGCAGAACACGCAAAGAATAAAGAACTATCTGATAGATATGTTCAATATCGGCTCTGAAATTGCACAAATAGGCGGAAACCTTGCAGTTGCTTTTGCTGATGTTTTCTCAGTTTTCGGCGAAGAAACTGCGCAGCAGATTACTGCTAATTTAATCGGAATCTTTACTGAAATTGGAATGGTTCTTACGGAAACAGCCGCAAAACTTGGCAGAGACATCCTTAACATGATTGCGCAGCCTTTTATCGACAACAAAGACATTTTGAAGTCAGCAATTGAGGGCAGCCTCGGAGTAATAGAAACTGTAACAAGTGGGGTCTTAACAGTTGTTCAAAACCTTAGTGATGCAATATCGAGGCTATACGATGAGCACGTAAAGCCGTTCTTTGATTCTATAGCGAATGGATTATCAAGCATATTTGAGACTCTGATAACTGGATACAACACCTATGTTCTTCCAGTTTTGCAAGGACTGGCAGAACAGTTCAAAGGGCTATTAGAGGGACCATTAGGGGATGCGATTTTAAAGATAGAAACATTCCTCGGAAAACTCATTGATTCTCTGAAACTTCTGTGGGAGTCGGTATTAGTGCCTTTGATTAACTGGATAATCGCGAATTTGCTTCCGGTCGTGGCAGAAATAATTAACGTTGTAGGCACCGTAGCAATAAAAGTTATGAAATCATTAATTAAAATAATTGGTGATGTAGCAGACACTCTGAGCGGAATCATTGATTTCCTTGTAGGCGTTTTTACGGGAGACTGGGAACTAGCTTGGCAGGGAATAAAAGAGATTGCAGATGGAATATGGAACCTTATTAAGGATATTATAACTGGCACATGGGACGTAATTAAAACCGTGACGAAAGGCGCACTTAAAATAATAAAAACCGTCATTAGTACTGCCTGGAACGCAATCAAGACAGCGACTTCAACCGTCTGGAATGCCATTAAAAAAACGCTTTCTAATTTATGGAGTGCTCTTAAAGCCACCGCGAATACAGTATTTAACGCAATCAAAAATAAAGTTACAGGTGTGTGGGATAGTGTAAAAAACAAAACATCCCAAGTATGGGAAAGCGTAACTACATTTGTTTCCGATAAAGTAGAAGCGATAAAAAATGCTATCACTAATAAGTTTAATGCCGCCAGAGATGCAGTCAAATCAGCGTTTGAAGGTATCGTGAATTTTATTAAAGCTCCGATTAATCAGGCAATCAGCATTGTTAATAATGCAGTTGGGATGATTAATAATGCAATTGGTGGAATTGAATCCGCGTTTTCCTTTGGACCCTGGACTGTTCCAACACCGTTTGGTTCAAAGACTATTGGATTTCATGCGACATTTCCACGTATCGGAACTATCCCATATCTGGCCAGTGGCGCAGTTATTCCGCCAAGGTCAGAATTCCTTGCGGTATTAGGTGACCAGAAGAAAGGAAATAACCTGGAAGCACCGGAAAGCCTATTACGGCAGATCGTCCGGGAAGAGTCAGGAAAAGGGCAGGGAGATGGAAATACCTACAATGTTACAGTTAATGCATCTGGCAGAAAACTGTTAGATATTATTATCAGTGAAGCTGAAATGAGAAGAAACCGGAATGGGAAGAACCCATTTGAGTTAGCGTAAGGAGAAGAATATGCCGCAGGAACAATTTAAAATAGACAACGTTGTTATAAGAGCACCGGACAGCTACAAGCCGGTGTTCGCAACCACTTCTACGGAAGATTCTAAAAGAAGTCAGGATTTGATTATGCACAATACACCAATGGGAACAATTGGTGGGTATGACATGCAATGGGGCGAGCTTACATGGGCTGAAATAGCAACCATACTAAATACTGTACTTAACAAGAGCCAATTTACATTCCACCACAAAGACCCAACTGTTCCGGGAAGATGGATAGACAGAACATTCTACGCATCAAATTTTAATATGGCTGCGCAAACTTTGAAAGACGGGGAAGAAAAGTGGACGGATTTGTCTATTAATGTAAGGAGGATTGAGCCGATTTGATAAATGTATCTACTCAGTTGAAGAAAGAATCTCTTACAAACAGAAATTATTACGTGACAGCAAATGTTACATTGTCAAATGGTACAACTCTTAAGCTAGGCAAAAAAGACTTTTATCTGTCTGGAAATAGTCTCGTAGATTCAGCAGACTCTGGGGACTTCCCGGTGGGTGTAGCAATAGAAAAAACGGCAAGTTTATCATTGGTAAATGATGACGGGCGCTTTGACGGATATAATTTTAACGCCGCAAGGTTTGTTATCTTTCTCAATGTGCAGTTATCCGACAGGATAGAAGCTATAAAGAGAGGTACTTACATTGTGTCGAAAAAGCCTGCAACGGCGAGCGAAATAAGTCTTTCTCTCTTAGATAAAATGCACAATGCTGATAAGACATATGATTCTAACCTGTCTTTTCCTTGTACAGTCAAGGAACTGCTCTCAGAATGCTGCCAGCAATGTGGAATCACTCTTGGAGATGCAATGTTTCCAAATGCGGACTTTCAGATTCAGAAAGCGCCATCTAATGCGACATACCGTACAATAATCGGAATGTGTGCCGGGATAGCCGGTGGAAATGCAAGAATCGACGAAAATGACTTACTCAGGATTATTACGTTTGATAAGACATTTACCAATACGACTATTTACGATGGTGGAGCAGTAAAGAACTGGACAAATGGTGATGATCTGGATGGCGGCACGCTTAATCCATGGACAATGGGGACTGTGATTGATGGTGGTACGTTAAGCAATAACGATTATCACGCGTTATTTTCAATTCAGAATCTACAATATGACGTAGACGATGTTATTGTAACAGGTGTCAAATATGTAGAAGATGAGACCGAATATATGTCAGGTCAGGACGGCTATGTAATTACTATTGATAATCAGTTATTGTCAGGAAATGCACAGGCAGGAGTCGAAGCTATTGGAAATCAATTAATCGGTTTGCGAATGCGTCCTTTCTCATGTGACGGAATTGCCAATGGATACGCCACTTTCGGCGATCCGGTCGAATTTATTGATACAAAGAATCGTGTCTTCAGATCATTTGTGACAGACATAGAGTTCGTGTTCGGTGGCTCAACATCATGGAGCTGTAGTGCAAAGAGTGCCGAAGAAGATGTAAGTGAGTTTATTGGTGGTCAGCAAGCAGCGGTAGAGCAGTCAAAAAAAGATATAGAGAAAAAGTTATCTGCATATGACGTAAAGCTCAAACAAATGAATGAACTCGCAGCGAACACGCTGGGTTTCTTCTATACAGAGAAAGTACAAGAAGATGGTTCTGTAATTACGTACCGGCATGATAAGCCTACACTTGCTGATTCTAAAGTAATTTATAAGACAAGTGCTGATGGATTCTTCTTGTCAGTAGACGGCGGTCAGACATGGAAAGCCGGCTTTGATAGTAATGGAGATGCCGTTCTGAATATTCTCTATGCCATCGGTATTCAATCAGAATGGATTAACACAAGAGGATTCACAGCGAAAGATAATAACGGGAATACGACATTAAGAATAGATGCCGACACAGGTGCTGTCACATTAGAGGTCGAAAACTTTACGCTAAAAAGTAGAACTATTGAACAGATCGCCAAGGATGTTGTGGATGGGGCAGTTCAAAATAATGTGACTATCCCGAACTATTATGGCACGTATGTACCAACATTGCAGAACTATCCGGCATCTGAGTGGAAAAGTGAAGAATATAAAAAACATGACGGCTCGATTTTCATGAACTTTTCTACGAGCCGGGTATATATGTTTTCTGGGACTGATGGCACTTGGCAGGAACTGGACGCTGAAAAAATTGTCAATTTTGAAAGAGTTTTTAACGCTTTAACGGATAACGGTAAGCAAGAGGGAATTTATATGCAGAACGGACATCTGTATATAAACGCTTCTTATATTAAATCAGGTCAGATTTCAGCTGATTTGATTAATCTGAAAAACATTAATGTTACAAACAGTTCTGGAACATCAACATTTGCGATTGATAACTACGGAAATGTTACACTCAGGCCTAATACATTTGTGTTAACAAACGGCGATACAATATATAGCATTGCTGAAAATAAAGCTTCGGCAGCGTTATCGAATGCGAATCGCTATACAGACAATGCACTCAGTGATCTCGACATAGGGAAAATGTCTAAACAAGAGATTATTGATGTGCTAAGCGATAACAGCAGTAATAAAGGTCTGTATCTATCAAATGGCAATGTGTACATGAATGCCGATTATATTAACACAGGTGAATTAGCAGGATGGGAAGTTGGACATAAAAAGCTTTCAGCAAGTGGCACGTATGGAGAAGTAATACTAGACGCTTCATCTGGAGAGATTTATTCTGAGACGAATACAGGAGTATATGTGCCGGGGTACGGGACGTTGTATGGAACGCGAATTAGAGGAATCAATCTTTATACAGGAACTGTACATGCAAGCTCAGCCTCGTTTAATAAAAGCGTTTCGGCAGACAGCGTTTCGGCATCAAAAAAAGTTACAGCAGGTACACATATAGAAGCCAGTGGCCATTTCTATAGCATCGGAACGGGAACAGACCTTGCAGATTTAAGTGTCCGAGGAACAAAGAAAAGAATCCTTCCAACAAAAAACTATGGTACGCAGGCATTTTATTGTTATGAAATGGCGTCCCCCATGTTCGGAGACATCGGAGAAGCATCCGTATCGGAAGACGGCACATGCCTGATAGACATAGATGATATATTCCAAGAATCTACCAATGTAAGGATTGAATATTATGTGTTTTTACAAAAGGAAGGAGATGGAGATTGTTGGGTAGATAAAAAAGAGCAGACATATTTCACTGTAAAAGGTACTCCGGGGCTTAAATTTGCATTTGAAATCAAAGCGCGGCAGGCTGACTATGAACACATGCGTTTTGCTGACGCAAGCGAAACAGCCTACGACAGGGCAATAGACACAGACATGCCAGAACCAGACTACAGTGAAAGCCTTGAAGTATCAGAACCAGATTATGAAAAAGAACTTCTTAATAACAGGGAAAAAATTATTGACGAAATGGGGAAAATATCATGAAAAAAATTTTAACAAGTTTTATGAATCTTAGTACTGGAGAGGGAAGCCGCATTGCTTACACCTATTCAGAAGTAGACGAAAACACAGGAAGTATCATCAGCCAGAACAATAAAGGCAATTTCCTTGTAATGGATGACGATGTACAGAAAAATCTTGATTCTGTAAAGAATTACATAAGGAATAATTTCCTTTTATAAGGAGGTAAGTCTAATATGGCCAATACATACACAATACAATTCCGGCGCGGTATGTACTCCGATTTTGATACGTCGAAAATTCGTCCCGGAGAGCCCGTTGCGATTCTTGGCAATGACCCTTCTGTTCCATCTGGCAAAGCCTTATACATTGCATTTGCGGCTAATGATGTAAGACGATTGTGTTCCATTGAGGATATTTCAGAGATGGTCAATGCCGGAGAATTTGTTGGCCCGCAGGGTCCAAAAGGCGAAAAAGGAGATAAAGGAGAGAAAGGCGCAGAGGGTCCTGCTGGCCCGCAGGGTCCAAGGGGTGAAAAAGGAGATAAAGGTGATCCGGGAGAAAAGGGTGCGGATGGCACCGTAGCATTTGAATCGCTGACACCCGAGCAGAAAGAATCACTAAGGGGTATCTCTATCACAGCGGTCAGTATCGACACAGATGGAAATTTGACAATAACATTTTCAGATGGTGATAGTGAAAATGTTGGTAATATTATAGGGCCTCAAGGTCCGCAGGGACCACAAGGTGAAAAAGGAGATGTTGGTCCACAAGGTCCACAAGGCCCACAAGGAGAAAAGGGTGAACAAGGAAATGATGGAACATCTCTTAATATCCTTGGTACAAAAGAATCTGAGGCAGACCTCCCTTTAAGCGCAGAGAAGAACGACGCGTATTTAATAAATGGAGAAATGTGGGTTTTTAACGGCACAAATTGGAACAATGCTGGCAGGATTCAAGGGCCGCAAGGTCCGCAGGGACCAGTTGGTCCGCAAGGGCCAAAGGGCGACCCGGGACCGCAGGGCATAAAAGGAGACCCCGGAGAAAAAGGAGAGCAGGGAATACAGGGTCTAAAAGGCGATACTGGGCTGCAAGGTCCACAGGGACCAGTTGGTCCAAAAGGCGAGCAAGGCGATGCTGGCGTGCGAGGAATCACCTTTACTCCTGTTGTAGACAGCAGAGGAAATATAAGTTGGAGTAATGACGGGGGACTTGAAAACCCCCAGACAGTAAATATTACCGGACCGCAAGGCGATACGGGCGCAAAAGGAGATACTGGGCCGCGAGGCGATACGGGTGCAAAAGGAGATACTGGACCGCAAGGAGAAAAGGGCACTACATTCATTCCAAGTGTAGACACTGATGGAAACATAAGCTGGAGCAACACAGATGGAATCGCCAATCCCGAAACAGTAAACATCAAAGGGCCAAAAGGAGACAAGGGAAGTGATGCGACTGTCCCAATTGCTACAATCGAAATTCTTGGTAAGGTTAAGCCTGACGGCAAGACAACATTCATAGATGAAGACGGAACGCTCCACGCAAAAGGCGGTGGCGCAACCGTTACCCCAAAACCCGTAAACAACCCAACAATCGAGAATGCAAATGCATCGGTTATAATTAAATGGCAAGACCCAGAAAACACGGTAATCAGTGGTTCAACATTCTCTACATGGGCTGGTACAAAACTTGTAATGAAAGAAACGGGCTATCCCGCAAATCCAGATGATGGAACACTTGTGGTTGATAACACAGTTCGTGATAAATACAAAACCACAGGTTATACAGTTACAGGGCTGACAAACGGCAAACAATATTACTTTACACTGTTCCCATACAACACCGATGGCATATATAACTACGATGCAGGTAACAGACTGATTGGGGAACCAGAGGATTTGAAGATTGTCGCATTTGCCGACGGAACAGACGCAGAGATTGAAAAGATGATTGAAGCGCACTACGCAGGCAAAATCAACATTAGCGACTATTGGGCGGTCGGCGACAAGAGAACCATCCATCACAATGCCATGGATGCAACTGGCGTAAGTGAGTCACACAGAGCGAATGATTATGCCTATGTAATTATCGGAATCGAACATGATGACTTAGTGACTGCTATCAATGGCAAGACTAAAGCTGCTATTACAATTCAGACAGAACGTATGTTGTATTTAGACACTACGACAGAATATAACGCCTCCTATAATGCATCACATGAATGTGGTTATATAAACGGTTCAAGTACAAATAGTGGTGGTTGGGAAGGCTGTGTAAGACGTACGTGGTGCAATAATGTGTACAAGAAATGTTTGCCTACTTATATTCAAAATATGATGAAGCAGGTCAAGAAGTTGACATCTGCAGGAAGTCGAAGCAGTACGATTAAAATCTCAAATGATTATGCGTTTTTACTGTCTGAAATTGAAATTTTTGGCAGTGCAACGTATTCTTACGCAGGCGAAGGAAAGCAATATCAGTATTTTAAGAATGCGACTGCTAATAGATATAAAAAACCACGTTTTGACGATAGCCTTGTATCTGGCCACTATTGGGAACGTTCGCCTTACTCCGGCAGTGAAAGAAAATTCTGTCATGTGGACGTAAGCGGAAACTCGCACTACAACGACGTCAGCAACTCTTATGGCATTGTCCCCTGCTTATGTATCTAAAATCCTAGCAAATCCCATCTACCGCCGTAAGACAGTTAAAAGGATTTGCGGTACTATTTTTAATCAAAGGAGATGATAATTGTGGATAAAAAAGAAATTGTGAACATCTACAAAGCCATCAATCGAGTTTCAAACAGGCTGAATGAGATGTCTGAAAAGTTAGACATTGTGATGCAGATGCTTAATGCGGAATCTAATCGTAAAATTCTAATTAATGGTGATGGCATTGACGGTCTGGCTGAACTTGTATCAACGCATGATTCGGCACTTGACGAACTTGCTACATTAGTTGCAACAATCGGAGGTAAGAATAATGGTTAAATTTTTCGAAGAACGAGTAATCAATGGGCTGAAAAAATGGACAGATGTTCCTGAGCTGTGGAATAAGAAGGTAATTGAAAGACTTCAAAAGGATGGCTACGTACTGAATGAAGATGGGACAGTGGAAAGAGCAAGTTTACCACAGTAAACGCAATATGTGCAGGCAAAATTTAGGAGGGTTTTCGTATGACAAATAATCAAAAAGTAGTTCTTAGGAAGATTATTTACGCAGTTGAAACCGGTGGACAGGTTTATGGACAGCAGGATTATTCGGACTTTACGGAAGCCTACACCAATTCTTCTGAAGAACACGCAATTACAATCGGGGCAGGTCAGTGGTACGGAATCGAAGCAAAAACACTTCTGGAACGAATTTACGATGCTGACCCGGAACAGTGGGAGAAGATAGACAAGGTCAGACTTTTGGAGCAGGTCCAGACCGCAAACTGGGAATGTTTTAATATTTCCAGGGTATCACAGCTCGCAGATGCTATAGTTGCTCTTATTTCGTCCGATTTAGGCGTTAAATGCCAAGATAGCCTTATGGATGAACAATTAGCCACCTACGCAGACGAAGCCCTTAAGCAGGGCGTTACGGATGCTAGAGCGCAAGCTATGTGTGTGAACTTTAGGCACCAAGGCGGACAAGGGGCGGTAACGAGAATTTTGGCAAAGACTCAGAAACCATATACGCTCGATAATCTCTATACAGCCTGCCAGACGGACACAGGGAATCAGGTAGGAACATATAAGGACAGGCAGAGATTTGTTTATAACGCATTAAAGACATATTTTCCAGAAAGCGAGGAAACAGGCATGAACGCAATTGATAAATTAATCCAGATCGCAAAGAATGAAACCGGATATCTTGAAAAGGCAAGTAATAGTCAGCTTGATAGTAAGACAGCAAATGCCGGAGAAAATAATTACACAAAATACTGGCGAGATATTAAACCGGATTACCAAGGACAGCCATGGTGCGCAGCGTTTGTTTCGTGGTGCATGATGAAAGCATTCGGCTTAGACACAGCAAAGAAGCTTTTAAAACACTGGCCATACGTTTACTGCCCGACAATGGCAGATTTGTTTACTTTGAACAGCAATCCAAAAGTTGGAAATATTGTTATTTTTTATCGAAATGGCACATTTACACACACTGGAATCGTAACAAAGGTATCAGGAGATCGATTCTGGACAGTCGAAGGAAACACTTCTGGTGGCTCTACAATTATCGCAAATGGTGGTGGCGTATGTCAGAAAAGTTACTACAACAGCAACCTTCCCGGAACAAAATTCTGTACTCCAAATTACAGTTTAGTTAAAAATACAACGTCAGTTTCAGACTCAGATACAACCAAAAAGCAGAACACCAGAGCCTATATTGCACAGATCAAAAAGGACACAAAATGCTATACAAAATCAAACAAGAACAGCCCGTCAAAGCTGTTTCCAAAACTGAAAAAAGGTGCAGTTGTAGAGGTGATGAAGTACACAGAAACTGACAGTTCAGGGCTGAAATGGTATTTTATCCGCATCCCGCATCCGGCAGAAGGGTTTGTTTTTGAATTTGTTCCAAAAGGAGCATTCACCAGAATCACAGAAATTTCTAAATGA